CCTAGGAGGCGTTATCACCTAGGAGGCGTTATCACCTAGGAGGCGTTATCACCTAGGAGGCGTTATCACCTAGGAGGCGTTATCACCTAGGAGGCGTTATCACCTAGGAAGAATTCCCAAGAGAATATATATGTCAGGAAATTAAACGACAAAAGCGGCAAAGCTTTCTTGCTTTGCCGTTCCCTTGTTTTGCCTTTGGTGTTTCCCGAATTTGGTTACTTGTAACCAATTTTCCGTATGGAAAAATTTGGTTACAATGTAACCAGACTAATCACATGCCAGCAATTGCCAACAACCTAATGTTGGCAAACACATCTATCATTTCTTTCTTAGTGTCCTTATCGGATACAGTTTCAACCAACTCAAGAATTGCGGCGTACGTACTACGTTGTTGCACTGTCTCTGCTTCCTCTTGTTTGAGCTCGGGAGCGGGAGCGGGAGCGGGAGCGGGAGCGGGAGCGGGAGCGGGAGTTTTCTTTTTCACCGCATATCCTTCAATACGGTCTTTCTCCCGCGACAGGGTAGACTTAACACATTGAAAGGCATTGGCTAGAGCTAACCGTTTTTCATGTTGTTCTGACCAAATCCCCCCGGCTTTTTCCTTAGCCAGGAACCGTAGAACTGACCGGTGGTCCGCCGGTTTTTCCGTACTGTTTACCTCCAACTGCCTATTGGTAAACCATAACCCCGTCGCTAGAAATTGTGCTTTGACACCCGCAAGTACTGGGCCTGTCGGAAAGATATCTACAACTTTCCAGTCCTCTTGCCTAATACTCAATACCTTTTCTACTATTCTCTTTGCCGACAAATCAGCGTTATGCAAAACCATTGCCTCTTGTACCACATCGATACTATCAAAATAATTTTCCATGGTATACCTCACTCGTTAAGCGATGAGAAACACCAAAGGGAAAACAAGGGATTGTCTTGCTATTATATTCGCCGATACTTGATTGTACAATCCTTACTGCGTGTACTCGCTTGCCATTCGCACCTTACTTCTCACCATATTTGTTTTTACCGGGTTAATCACGATATACCATACCAGGCTATATCCCTTTGTCCCTTGCCATTGCTACTAGGCTTGTCCTACTTGCGTCCGTTTCTCAAGAACGGCTCTTTCAAACAAGTTGTTCACAGTTGGCTGTTACTATAGGCGTTATTTTGCTACCACTGAGGATTGTACTACTTTGTATAGGCGCTCCCCACTAGCAGAGGAGACGTATGGAAAGATCAAGAGAAGAACATAGTGAACGAATCACATGACTACTTATACCATGACAAAAGAAAGATGCAAAGAAAAAAAATGAATGTTCATAAAATATTTGTTGCTCGGTAGCTGGCCCCTGGCCCCTGGCCCCTGGCCCCTGGCCCCTGACGTTTACGTCAATCGACGTATACCTTCACACGAATAGACGAAATCGTGTGATCGCCCCCGTTCCGCCGTCGAAAAATTTTAATTTTTCTCAGCCTTTTATGAATAAACATACTTGCCCCGCACAAAATAACCTGCTATACTGCCCCAAACAAGGAGGCTCACCACATGAAATGCGCCGTCTGCCGCCAAGAATCAACAACCGACCCATGCCCCACATGCACGCTAGACGCCTTCAACCAAGACTTCATACAACCAGATCCCTGCCCCTACAACCAAAACAACACCTGCCAGCACCCCGACATACCCTTCTACGATATGCAATGCCAAAAGGAGACTGCCCCAATGCCTGAAAACTTCGCCTTCGTCATAATCAATCCTGACGGAACAGCACAAGAACAGCACTTCCAGTCAGCAGATGCCGCACTCTCCTGCATGTACCACCGAACAAAAGCCACCACTTACGAACAGCTCCAAGAACTCGGCTTCACGCTAGCCAGGGTCAAGATCAACATGGAAATCGTGTCTACACTTAAATAGTGAAGCGCTCCAAGAGGCTCAAAATCTACAAAAGAGACGGCTACAAGTGCCTCATCTGCGGAAGCTCAAAGCACTTGACCATTGATCACATCCTGCCCAGGTGCAAAGGAGGCCGCGATCAAACAGATAACCTGCAAACATTGTGCGAACAGTGCAACCTCAACAAAGATTACCAAGCAATCGACTACAGAAACCTATGCGAGACTGTCTAAATTGTAAGTATGCTAAGTGGCAGCGCACCAAATCGCTTCGTCTCCATCCTTCAGGTGATGGCAAATGCACCTACGTGATAAAACCACCAACTTCTCCAGCGTGCACACAACTCACCATATCCCAACAAACCCAGTACATCAACAGAAACACACAACTCCCTCACCACTGCCCGGTATACCAACATGCGGATATCAATCGAAGAAAGTAGAGAAGGCTGCGCTGTCGACTTCTACAAGGACGACAAGCACATAAAGCGTGAGCATGTTTCCTCTGAGGAGGCCATCCGCTTGCTACTGAGGCACCCCAGAGGCGCATTGTGTGAACCCTTACCAGGGAGTTCGCTGTACTACCTGTGGAGAGATCAAAATGCCCAATCAAACTAAGCTTGCTGAGGCCATTGGAGCCACGCAGTCAGCCGTTTCCAGGTGGCTGCAAGGCGAATTCAAGCCGCATAAGATGTTTCGCAAGCAGCTTGAAGAGCATTTCCCAGAACAATTAAAGAAAATGGAGGAGGCGTACGCAAAGCGCCATAATAAACCATGCTCGTAGACATCAGCACCGAACTAAATAGTCACTTCGATCTCGTCAAACAGCACCGTGATGCCACTCTCAGCAACGGCGAGGACCGCGACATCGCCGCTGCGCTGCGCGTAACAAGTGATCTGATCAAAGACCTCATCAAAATGCAGGCTGAGGTCGTCAATATGAACATGATCCTGGCACTTCAGCAGGAAGTTATCACAGCGTTGCAGGAGACAGACCCCGAAACCGCAGACAGAGTGTTAAAGGCACTGGAGAGGAGGTTGACAAGAGATGAAAGTTAGACAAGTAGGCAGTAATTATTTAATCAACTGTCCGGGGTGCAAACAGACGCACACGGTAGGCCCGTCTTGGCAATTTAACGGCGACCTCGAAAACCCAACATTCTCTCCTTCTGTGTTAGTGAAGTCAGGACACTATGCCTCGCATCATAAGCCGGGAGATGATTGCTGGTGTACCCACAACGAAAGAACAGGCAGGTCTACATTCAAGTGTACGGTATGCCACTCGTTTATTAGAGACGGACAGTGGCAATTTTTGAGCGACTGCACGCACGAACTCGCAGGAAAACCGTAGACATGGAGGACATTTGATGTTCAGCAGAAGAGAAGAAATAAACAACATCCTTAACTTCGGGCCAATGAATATCATTCGGGCTATGCTCGAATCGATGCCCATGTACGACCTACAGCGCATTAGAGCCGTGCTCGACCCGCACTGGAGTGACGGTTACGCCCCTGATCTTGATAAGTACTTCACTCAAAGCCACTGCAAGCTCTGCGGAGAGATTGTTTTAGCGCGAAAAACCCACTGGAGTGAACAATGTAGCGTCGTCAAGACAGCCAGGAAGCAGAGCGAGTCAATAGAAGAGTTTGAGGAGAAGTTATGGGCTTCGTCCTCTTTATGATCGGCTTCGGCCTGGGCTTCGGAGCAACAGTGGGGTGGTATGAAGATATTCCTAGGAAGTAAGCGTCGTTTGTTCATGACGAGCTCAGGAGTCACGCTTGATAAGTACGGGCGCTATGTTGCTGACTATCTGACTTACGTGAAGTTGTACGGCATAGAAGTTTTTGGTATGTTTATAGGAGTGATAAGAAATTATGGACGGTAAACGCTATATGATAGAGTCGAAAGACTTAAAAAGAACCTATTTGTACGTAGATAACGAAGCATTGTTCATAACTATCGCCAATGAAAATAGCCTCCTTAACGTGGAGCACCGTACTCTCCTTGAAACGCTGTGCCGGATCTCGTCAAAAGCATTGAAGTCAGGTGTGCCTCTGGAAGTGATACGCGAGCAGATGATCGCTGGAGATATGGGCGGCAGAACAATACTGTGTGAGATGGCAGATAGGATTGGGAGGTATTTGGAAGATGACCAGAAAAGAAATGCTTGACAAACTTGCAGGTGCAAGTTACGCTAGGGATATCGCAGCAGAGCTAGGCGTGAACGAAGCCACGGTTTCTAGGTGGTTGAACTTCAAGACAATCCCGAAAGGGTTGTACGCCGAGGCTCTAAAGAAAAGATATCCTACATTGTGGAGTGTGATAAATGCCAAAGAAAGTAGACTTAACAGGGATGAAGTTCGGTAGGTTGACAGTGATAAGTGAAGCACCAAATCACAGGGGTGGCTACACGATGTGGCTGTGCGAGTGTGAGTGCGGAAAGGTGAAACCTATTCAAACTAGCGCTTTGCGTTCAGGAGCCACTGTATCTTGCGGGTGCTTCCACACAGAATTCGCAACAGGGCTTGGTTTAGCATCAAAGAAGTTCAATCACGAGAGTTACGGCTTAACTCTTCACGAGTTCAAGAAGCTCAGACAGTGTTTCATAGATATGAATAACAGATGCTCGCCGGGCTACAAGGACCCAGACCGTTATTATGATAGGGGTGTGCGCGTGGCTTTCGATTGGAGCAGAGAAAACCCGAAGGGGTTCGACAACTTTTTAAAGTGGGCACTAACAAAGGGCGGTTGGCGTCCTGGGTTAGAGCTTGATAAAGAAGCAATAGATCAAAAAAGCCTTCTGTACAGCGAAGGCACATGCAGGTTTGTATCTCGTTCAGACAACAACACACGTAAGGAGAAACAGCCGAACAGGAATTACATAGGCACAGAGTCACGAAACGGCAACAGGTATTACATTGACTATAAAAGGAAAAGGATCAGCTCTGGATACGTCTTCGCAACTGAGAAAGAAGCCGCCATTGCAAGGGACCGCTATATAATAGAGAATAACCTTCCACACGCATTAAATTTCCCGGAGCTACGCAATGAATACTCAACTATCTCGTAGTTTCTTCGAAGTAGTGCAGGCTTCGGTTAAGAACTTCACTGACATAAAAACTTTCATTACTACTGAAACTTTCCTGCGTGGTAAGTTGTTCTCTTTTGAAGACCACGAGTACCAAGAATACGTTGTGTCACACGTACAATCTAGACCAGGGTGCGAAGCCATAATAGTTAAGCCAAGTCAGATCGGTTTAAGTGAGGTCTGGTATCGCTATTTTTTAGCGAAGATGGCTGTTAATCCAGGCACAGCGCTCCTACTATCTTTTCCGTCGAAGCTTGCTTCAAGTGAGACCTTCAAGACGCGCTTTTCCCCTATCATCGAGACCAGTCCAAGACTCTCCTCCATGATGTGTAACGATGTAGACTCTGCTAGCGTTAAGAGAATGACCAACGAGTCCATAGCCTATGCACTGGCGGGCAGCTCAAATAGCAAGAGTTCACTTATCAGCAGGTTTATCAGTTGTTGCTTAGTAGATGAGGTAGATAGACAAGACCCGCAGATATACAACTCTTTCCCGAGTCGTATGGTCCACGCCGCTGAAAAAGACAAACTTACTGTTAAGATTTCTACACCTACCATTGAGGGTTTCGGTATCATGGCAGAGCTTGAAGAATGCCGTGAAGTGCATAAACCTTATATAGTGTGTGAGCACTGTCTGAATCAATTCTACCCAGACTACTACGAACATGTAAAACTGCCTGGTTGGGAGAAGAGTCTAAAAGCTCTTACAAGAACAGACTTAGCTCGTCTAAATGCCTACGCTTCTTATCTTGAATGCCCTGAGTGTAAAGGTAAGGTGGAACGGCGTGACTATGTGTGGAAGGTAGAGTTTTTTGACACTGGTGTCTACAATAAAGTTGGCTTCGTACTTAACCCCTTCATAGCCAGATTCATTAGGATCTGCGACTTAGTAATAGACTCGGTTAAATTCGACTCTATAGCAGAGTTTACTCAACAACGCTTGGGTTTACCGTATACAGAAAAGTCATCACAAATCACGCGGGAGAGTATTAGGTTCGAGAGATCAGATAGACGCGTAGGACGCTACGTACTCGGCATCGATATGGGGAAGACGGCGCATTTGATAGAGGCTGTGCTAAGAGATGACACAAGCCTCCATGTACTAAAATACCACCAAGTGATGCTGCACGAGTTTAAGCCGTTCTTAAAAGAACTCGCCTCACGAACAACTTTCTCAGCAATGGTAATGGATCAATCTCCGTATCATGAACTTGTCTATTCACTGGTGCAGGAATATCCTAGATTGTTCAGTGCTATATATACTGATTACAACGAAGCATCTCTATACAAGATCAATATGTTTGATAAAAATTCCCAGCTTGTTCGCCAACTCTCTTTGAACAAAACCTTGATGTTCGATAATCTCGCTGCTGCTCTACCTTATTTAATCACCTTTGAACCATCAGAATGGGACGAAACAATAGTTACCCACATGACAAGCATGAAGCGAGTGAAAGATTATGACGACCAGGCGGAGGACCGTGTCAAGTACAAGTGGGTGAAAGCTGGTTCCAAGGCCGATGACCACGCACACCATGGTTTGCTATATTGTTGGGCAGCAGCAAAAATCTCCATGGGAGACCTGTTCTACGCCCCGCCTTTAGACTTCTCGATCCGCAAGATCAACCCCACTGCACTTAATGCTCGACAACAACACGCCAATCGGCTACGATAAGAAGAAAACTCCTTCGCAAGGATAAAGAATGTCCTTTCTAAAATACTTCACAAGGGCCAAAAAGCTTCCCGAGGTTCCTCTCAAAGAGACCTCTAAAGCTGTGCTCCCTGTCTACCTTGGCAAGAGTAAAGGGTCGACCATCGCTAACTCGATAGTCAACACTACCTCACTTCAGCTATCCGACCACTTCCGCTCTGCCGCAAGCATAGCAGAGGTGGTTAAGAACTTGGTACTGGCTTCTCCAGATCTCTCGCACGCGGTCGAGACCAAGATAAGGACTGCGATCTCCCCGACTTACAAGTCATTTGCTTACGACAAGAATGACCAAGTAGATCCGAAAGCCACGAAGTTACTCCACTCTTTCCTGAACAGACTCGACTTAAGTAGCTATGATTATACAAAGTATACTGATTCTACTGATCTTCGTTCGCTCTCTGCTTCTCTCTTGTTGGACTCGTTTCGTTACGGGGCCATGTCGATGGAATTGGTGTTGGGTGCCGCCCGTCTGCCTGTTTATCTCGCTGCAATTCCAGTCCGTCTGATTCAGTGGACCGACCAAGGAGATAGGAAAGTTCCTTTGTACAAGCGCTCGGGCGGTGACGTGCTCCTCGACTACCCGACCTTCTTCTACTCGGCGAGCATTCAGGATCGAGAGACCGCTTACGCCGACAGCCCACTCCAGGCAAGTATCCAAGCCTGCTTGTGGGACGCAGACTTCATCGACGCACTGCGAAGAGCGGCGATTAAGAATCTCTTCCAGCGGCTGGCGATCAAGATCAACACCGAGCAGTACATCCGTACCCTGCCCATAGACGTGCAGAACGATAAGTCGAAGCTCCAGGCGGCGATGGACGCTACTACGGCCTCCCTCGAAGAGCAACTCTCAGGGCTTGCGCCTGATGACGCTCTCGTCCTGTTTGACATCATCACTGCCGACACGATTCAGGACTCGAACCGCTCTGAAGACCGCTCGATGGATGTTCTTCAAAGCATCATCAACGGTAAGGTAGCAGCCGGGGCGAAGATCCTCCCGTCGATCATCGGCAGGGGTAACTCTGCGAATGCCGCTTCTACTGAATCAGCGCTATTCCTCAAGGCCATAGCCAGCACACAAGACGAACTCAACATCATGTTGTCTCGGGCACTGACCTTGGCGATGCGACTCTACGGCTTTGAAGTGAGCGTGTGGTTCAAGTTCGATGAAATCGCGCTGCGCCCAGAAGCAGAGCTTGAGTCGTTTAAAGCGATGCGGCAGAGTAATATATTTGCATTGTTGTCGCTTGGCATGATAAAAGATGAGGAAGCGGTTATTGAACTTACTGGTCACCTTCCTCCTGACGGGTACAAGCCACTTTCAGGCACAGGTTTCCACACGATCAAAGCTGCTGACACAAGCGGTAATGACTATTCAAATACTTCGGTCTCGCCAAGCGCGAAGCCGAACTCTACTCAATCACAAAAAGACGGTGAAGTGAAGCCGACAGGAGTGAAATCGCAATGACAGATTTCGACCTTTTAATGATCAACAGTCCCTTCGCTGACCGCTTCCAGTTGGCTGAGTATAACGTCCAAGTAAAGGCCGCTGAAGAGGACAAGGAGGATGAAGAGGAAGAGTCCTACATACTTCAGTTCCATGAGAACATCGCCGTCGTCGGCGTGCGCGGTATGCTCACTAATCGTGACAGCTACTGGAATCGCTATTTCGGTATGCTCTCCTACCAGGAAATTCAGCGAGCTACCGTGCAAGCGATCAAGAAAGGTGTCGGTGCGATTCTCTTCGACTTCAATACTCCAGGGGGTAACGCTTCAGGTATGATCGATGTCGCTGACTTCTTCTCGCAGATCCCGGTACCGACAGTCGCTCACGCTTCAGGCTCCATGGCCTCGGCTGGGTACTTCCTTGGAATGCAGATGGACCATATCCACTCGTCTCTGCTCAGTGAAGTCGGTTCAGTAGGCGTCATCGTCAAGCTCTACGACATCACCAAGATGAATGAGCAGCGCGGTATCAAGGTCGAGCGCTTCAGGTCCGGTAATCTGAAGGCTGTCGGCGATCCTGAAGTATCACTGTCGAAAGAAGAGCGTGAGTACATCACCGGGCAGATCAAGTACATGGCCGATGTCTTCTACTCGGCAGTGAGCAACGCTCGGGGAATCCCCCGTGACATGCTTGAGAAACTGGGAGTAACTTCAGGAAGAACATTCATGGGAGCCGACGCTGTCGCTGCTGGACTAGTTGACTCGATTCAGTCATTCGATAAGAGTGTGTTGAAAGCATATACTTTAGCCACAAATTACCTTGACAGTAACCGTCAGAGTAGTTTATTCTGATGCTGTAAAGCAAAATTCCATCTAAGGAGATGAAAATGAAACAAAAGCCTGTTCTTTCCCAAGAAGAACTCGCCAAGCTTGCCGCGATTGTTCAGCCGGTAGAGCCGCCGAAAGTCGAAGGTGAAGAGCCTCCGAAGATGGAAGCGGCAGATACCACTGATTTCGAGGCCCAGCTTGCCGAGAAAGACGCCAAGATCACCGAGCTAGAAGGTGTGGTCGAAGGCGCGAAAGCTGCTCTCGCTGAGACTTCCGCTGGCTTCGAGGCCAAGTTGGAGGCCCAGGGTGCGAAGCTTGATTCACTCAAAAGCATTGTGGCTGGTCAGGTCAAGTCCATGCGTGTGGCACTGAGCCTCGCTGAGGTAGACATCAATGCTATGGATGTGGACGCTGTGCTTACTGAGTATAAAGCCACTTCCGAGTTGTTCTGCAAGTCGCTGCCCGTTGGCGGCTTGGTGCAGAAAGAAGAAGAGAAACCTGCTGTCAAGGCGATTCAGTCGAGCCATGACGCTTCTAAAATCAAAGCCCTCGGGTTCTAAAAGGAGAAATAATCATGGGTCGAATTTCTGAAGTAGTAACTACTGTCGACGATTTCCGCACTTTCAAGTGCGCCTCGGCTGTCACTGACAATGACGTGAACAAGCCGGTGAAACTCTCTGCCTCCGACACGGTCGATCTGTGCGCGGACGGGGACCAGATATACGGCTTCATCAACTCCGTTGAAGTACACAAGGAAGACGGCAAGGTTGTGGTCGGTGTCCAGATCAAAGGTCGCAAGTGGGTTACCTTGAGTGGTGCCTCTGCTGTTGGTACCATCGTCGAAGCCGCTGCGAACGAGGCTGCTGGAACTGCTCTTGCCACCAATTGGGGGCTCGTCTCCGAGCACACCCTGGTCGCCGGAACCAAGAAGCAGTGGATGGTAATCTATGGCACTGGCCTCGATACTTCGGATGCTCTTGTAGAGCTTCAATAATCAATAAATAAAGGAGAATACAATGGCATCTTTTATCGATGTAAATGGCCAACGCCAGGAAGTAAATCTCACCGAAAAGGGTTTGATGTACCACTACGACATGGCGATGAAGAACGATGTCTCCGTGCGACAGTGGCTCAACTCTCAGTATCCCACCCAGCCAGGCCAACCGGACGCCTTCTCGCAGTTCTGTCTCTCTGCTGGTCTCCGCTTTCGTAAGAACGAAGAGACTGGCCAGCCTGCTGCGAACCTGAAGGAAGTACTGAACCCCGACGCGGCCAATCAGACTGGCGGCTCGACCATCAACTTCCCGCAGGTTCCAGACTCTCGGCTGCTCTTCCCGGCTGCTATTATGGAAGCCACCAACGCTGAGTTGGAGTCGAAGGAAAACGAGGCAATGGGCGCATTCGCGCAACTACTTGCTTTCACTGAAACTATTGCATCAGACCGCTTCGAGCAAGCAATTATTTCCATGGACGGCAAGAAGGGACCGGAAGACTCTGCTTATCGTCGAGTAGCTCAGAACGCTCCTGCTCCGCTGATGCTCTCTTTGACTGCTGCGGACAAGACACGCACTGTGCCGACTAAAGCAATCGCGATGACGATCAGCCACAAAGTCCTCCAGAATAATAGCCTTGACACCATCGCGAGAACGCTTGTTCACTTTCAAAAGAAGGCCGACTACTCTGAGTGGCTCACTTGGCTCGGGTTGATTCTGAATGGTGATCCTGATGGCGTCGATACTCCAATGGCGACTGTCACTTCTGCCTTGAGTCAGACCAAAGCGAATACTCTCGATGCTTCCATCGTTTCTGCTGGTGTACTCACTCAACTTGCTTACATCAAGTGGCTGCATAAGAATTCGCTGGAGATGGTACCTACCCATGCAGTGGTGAACCTTACTACCGCAATGGCCATGGACAACCGAACGGGGCGGCCGACAGTCATGCACTCTTCTGTTAATCCTAATGACAGAATTGACGCCCCGATCGAGATTATTTACCCCAACCTCAAGTCTCTTAAACTGTTGGTTATGCCTGATTCCGCTAGTTGGGCTGCTAACACTATTATGGGCCTTGACGCTTCTCAAGCAATCGGCAAAGTGATCAGCTCTACTGCTAACTACGAGGCTACGCAAGATTTGGTCATGTTACGTAGCTTGCAGATGCGGTTCGATCGCGGTATACTCTTGTACAGGCTTTTCGACTCGGCCTTCAGCACCTTGTCGCTCACTCTGTAAGAGAGTAACTCTTACTAAACCAAGAAGCCCTACTCCTTGCGGGGTAGGGATTTTGTTATTTATACTTCTAATACCCATTTCTTTTTTCCGCAGTCCCACAGACGCCACCAGTTATTGTCGTGGCAATTGCGTATTTCAGACTCTGACTCTACGAAGTCAAAATCGTTTCTTTTGCGTAACCTGGACCTCCTGAATTGTCCTTTATGCTGCACTATTTTTCCATTACCGTCTATGTACTTATAATCTATAGGTACTTCTTTAATCATCTTGAAGCCGAGTCTCTCATACATACCACCAGTAAACCACCGATTGTCTGAGTAGCTGACCACATACTTACATTCAGGAAAGTCCCTCAAGAAAGACTTGAGAAGTTTGCTGGCTCCACCAACTACTCTGCCTGTGCTGCAATACCTCCTCAGTTCGAACCTAGAGCTATCCCTACTCCCACGCTCCGAAGCCATTCTACTAAACACCATAACAGCTTTGATTTCTAAGTCGAATCTCAAGGAATAATACACACCCCCTCTAGCGCTGCCTTGTAAGTGGTTCTTCTCTAGGAAATCTTTAACACTGGAGAAGGACTCCCTGAAAATTCTACATTTTCTTGCATATGTTCTTTCTTTGCTAAACCCACAAATAGACCTAAGAGTTTTTATTATTACTTCCTCTTTTTCATAATCCATGACTTGGACCAACCGTACCCCTTTAGAATTACATGAATCTATTTTATCCCTCATGTGATACTTAGGATTTTTGTGGAACCTTTCGGAGTGCCATATACCACCGTTATATTCAATAGCTAGGGATAAGTCAGGAAGATAAATATCTATTTCCCTTCTCCCTCCCAGTAAACTTTTATCTCTTCTCAAAACTCTGGTAAAACTTTCCAATTCGTCAGCTATTCTATCCTCTACCTGTGACGCAGTACTACCGCATTTCGAGCACCCGCTACCGTGCAAAATATTGTCTGGAGTTGCTTCAAAGTCTCCGTGAATACCACAGGTAACTGTGATAGGTAGTTGGTAACCTATATAGTTTGATCTATCGTAGGAGTACTTGTCTCCGTGTACTGTTTTCGATCTTCTTATGAACTCTTCAGTTCCTATAAATTTTGCTTCAAGAATTTTATCCCATTTGCACTTAGGGCACCCGTTACCTCTTAGGTGACCATTAGCATCTTGCAAGAACACGGACTCGTGTTTCCTGCAAATTATCTCCATCTTATCTTTAGAGGTAATATAAACGCACTTAGAGTAGTCATACTTATCCCCATGTACAGCTATTGCTTTTTTTATGAACTCCTCAGTGCTTGATCTCCGCTTATCGCTGGACTTTTTCCTTCCGCATACTGTACATCCAGTTGAGGTGTAGTGCTCACGTGCTTGCACTTCTACGGCCCCGTGAGTAGGGCATATTACAGTTACTATATCCTTGAAAGAACTAACTTCGCAGACGAGGCTGTAATCGTACTTATCCCCGTGCTTTAACTTTGACTTCTCTAGGAATTTCTCTCTAGTTAGTGACCTCGTCTTTGACAACTTCTCATTTGCACACCTCTTACACCCCTTCCCTGACAATAGCCCACTAGCAGCTATCATAAAATCGCCATGTTTACCGCATGATACTATCACTTTATCGTGATAGTTCCCGTAAACGGTTTTCGATAAGTCAAACTTATCCACATGCACAGCTTTAACCCTGGTGATGAACTCCCCCTGCGACATTTTTCTCACCATAGTGTCTCCTTCGTGTGTTTTATGTAAGCGTCATCTCTGTCATGACAATACCACCACCACCCCGCCGCCGTCAACAAAAACTTTGACGCCGACACACAAAAATGCTACAGTGAAAGAAACTTCCAACTCAGGAGAGATTACTATGCCACCTTTCAAAGAAGTAAAGAAACCTGAAGTAAAGAAACAAGAAGTGAATCCAGTCGAAGAGCCCAAGCAGGAAGAGCCCAAGCAGGAAGAGCCCAAGCAGGAAGAGCCCAAGCAGGAAGAGCCCAAAACCTTCACCGTTCAAAAACTCAAGTGCCGCTCGAAGATCTACATGGTCAACCCCTTCACAGGCGACCGCTTCATTCCCAATGATGAGATCGACGCCACTATGGACTCGTGGCTTGACTGCCAAATTAAAGCAGGTCTGGTTGAACCATGCTCATAACCACATACATGACGTATAACGAGGTCCGCCTCACGGTCGGCATGGCCTCTGACGAGCTTTCAGACACTTACCTCGCATCTCCTGTCTTGGCGAATGCACTATCGCTTGCGATGTCCAGCATTACGCCCAACGACAACATGCCATCCACTGGTACGCTGAAGGCTCGTTTTGATATAGTGGCCGCTATCGCTGAAGCATCACGCACAGCTACCGAGCAAAGATTCTACGACCTCTGTCGGATCTATTTTATCTACGCTGTTGCCAATGAAGTGTGTGTATCTTTCGGCGCGAAGCTGCCTAAGGTCAAAGCCGACGGCAAGGCATCACTCACAAGGTTCTCACCAGAGTCGGTTTACAAGGATACGGTAGCCGCTATTGCTGATAGATTCTCTTCCCTGGCTTCCGCGCTCACGCTGTTTGGCTCTACAGCAACTTTCGTACCGACGCTGCTGGCAGTGATTCCTCCAGACTTCTACCCGGTGACTGGCGAATGATGACCTTGCATGAC